CTGCGAACCATGCCATGCAGGCCGCATCCGCGCGGCCATCGTGCTTCTTCAGGGCGAACAGGCCCGCGAAGTTCGGGAATAATTCTGAAGCGCGCAGGCGCGACCCATCTTTGCCGCCACGGACGCCAGCGGCCTTCTGCCAAGTCTGCGGGGTGACGATGCTAACAGGGACACGCAGGGCGGCAAGAACGCCCTCAACAATGCCCGTGCTGCGACCGAAGGAGAAGACAGAGCTGACGCCCTGACCCGGCATCGCCCCAACGCGCTCCAGCACGGCCTTGCAGTCGGGGCCGATAATGGCCTCGTCAATAAATGACGCAAGATAGGGGATATTGATTTCCCTCTTTAACTTATTGTTTCGCTTAACCTCGAAGGTCGGCATGTCGAGAACAGACAGGTGTCCCTGCTCTGGAAAGAAAAAGGCGACAGCGCCATTCAGGCCGGGGTCGATACCGATATAGACGGTCATGCTGCGGTCCTTGCTGCCTCGTCGAGGGCTGTGAAGTGATCCCAATTGACCACGCCGCGCGTGGCCTCAATGATCTGCGGGCGCCAGCGGTGCGGCACCATCTGCCGGTTCTTCCACTTCGTGCGGGCGTGGCGGCTGACGCCCAGCTTCTCCGCAGCGCGCAGGATCAGATCCCACTCGTAGTCACTTCTCTTCATCATGCACCCTCACAAAAAAATCGGCGACGGCTTCAAAGAAGCCCACGACCCCGACGACCAACATGGTGGCGCCGACCATAAGAGCGATCCAGATCAGCATACCCGCAACAATCTCGCTCATGGCCCCTCCAAGTGATTTGCGAAGGTTGAGACATTTTGTCTTTGAAGTCAACTAGGGGAAAAGACAAATTGTCCGTTGACACCGTTTCGCAAATCAGCCTACCCTGTGAACAGTTGAAATTGAGGTACACATGAAAAATCCATTCGAGGTTCATAACCTCCAGCATCTCTCCCCCTCCGCCTGCAATCTCTTCACGAACAGCCCAGCGATGTTCGTGCTTGAGAAGTGCATGAAGAAGCGCAGCCCTGTCGGCGCCGCAGCCTATCGCGGTACTGCCGTTGAGGCCGGTATCGTCGAGGGTCTCTTGAATGGCTCTGACGACGAGACGTGCGCCGCTATCGCGAAGACCGAGTTCGACAAGCTGACCGCCCTCTCAGGCGACAGCCGCCGCGAGAAGGAAGCTGGCGCCATTGGCGACATGGTCAAGATGGGCCTTGCAGAGCTTCGCCCGTATGGCCAGCCCACCTCGACGCAGGGCAAGATTGAGTATCACATTGAGGGCCTGATGGTCCCCATGATCGGCTTCTACGACTTCGAATGGGCAAATCATGGCATCCTCACAGATCTCAAGACTACACATGCGCTTCCCTCAAAGATCTCCACCAGCCATGCACGGCAAGTTGCTCTCTATGTCGCTGCACGGGGTAACAATCTCGATGCGCGTCTCACCTACGTCACAAGCAAGAAGTCTGCGACGTACCATTTGGAGAACGTGGCACAGCATGTGCTGGCTCTGGAAAAGATTGCGCTGACGATCCAGCGTTTCCTGTCGATCTCGAACGACCCCGCCGAGCTTGCGGCCATCGTCGTCCCGGAGGTGGACAGCTTCTATTTCGCAGATCCGATGGCGCGTAAAGCGGCCTTTGACGTGTGGGGTCTGTAGGTATCAGGCGGTAGTTTAAGGAGAACGCCGGGTAAACCGGGGGCGTGGGTAGAACCCACCCGTCTGCTCAAGTTTCGCCCATGTGGGCAAAGGCAAGAGGTCAGCCAGATGACCTCATCAGGAGAAGTAAAATGGCACTTGGTTTCTCATACGGTGGCTCCGGCGGCGGGGCTGACTTCCTTCCCATCGTGAAGTTCGACGCCCGCGCGGGTCGTTTCTTCCGTGTGGATCGTGAGGATGGCGTTTCGACGCCTCACGACATCACCCGCAACTTCAAGGCTGTCTTCGACTTTGAAAACCTTGAGGTCGGCTGGATCTTGTTTAACGCCGGGTCGGCGCCTGACTTCCAGATGGTTCCCTTCGGTACGGATCGCGGTTCCAAGCCTTCTGATGGGCACAAGGGCGGCATCCGCATGGCCGTCAAGCTGTCTGGCGAGTGCGGTGGCGACTGCCGCGAGCTTGCTGGCACCTCCGGCGCCATGATGAAGGGCATCGACCTCCTGCATGACGAGTACCTCGCAGGCGCCGCCGCCAATCCCGGCAAGCTGCCTGTCGTCGTCCTTGAGGACACGATCCCCATTGAGAGCGGTTCGGGGGCGAAGAAGTCCACGAACTATCAGCCTATCTTTAAGATCGCAGGGTGGGTTAAGCGCCCCAGCGGATTGAACGAGACGGCTGCGCCGCAGGCTGACAAGTTCATCCAGCCCGTCATGAATGCGAAGTCTCCGCCTTCCACCGGCTCGACGCGCGCTGCGCCTCCTGCACCGAAGGCGGCGGCTCCTGCCGAGGATGAAGACTTCGGTTAATCAAACCGGGGCGGGCTCACGCTCGCCCCACCACCAACTGGAGAGTGACGTTGAAATTTTTGCTCACGATGAACATGCCCTCCCATCGCGGAGGCCCCATTCACCAGATTACATGTGAGCATCCTGCCAAGAACCTTGCCGAGTTCTGCACGGCTCTGGAGAAAAGCGAGTTCGTCCTTGTCGAAGAGTTCTATCGCAATACGGAAGCGCCACTGGGCGTCGATCCCTACTACTCAGTCGGGTTCACTGCGCTCAATTATCGCGTCGTTGGAAAAGTCAAAGAACTCGGCATTGTCACCACTGCCCACAAAGGGCGGTTTATTAAAAATGGAGATGGATATGAACAGAAGTTTCGTGAGATCGACCCTTGATGGTGGCCACAGAACGTCCGCCTACAAGATAGTCTGCCGACAGTGCGGCAAGACAGACAAGGTTTCCGCAGCATCTCTATCGGGAACCCTTCCACCTGAAGTCTCGGCAAAGAAATTTCGGCAGCGCGGATGGGCTGTCGGGAACCGCCTCGGAGACGACCTCTGCAACATCTGCGTGGCGGCAAACAAGATTGGCCGCAAACAGCCAAGCGCCACTGTGACGCCGATCACATTTAATCTGGCGGATCTGGGTAAGCTCTACGAAAATCACATGGCGGAGGAGGCTCCCCAGACTGACGCAGTGCCAGAATTTACTACCGCGCAGGAGACGCCCGTGGAAAAGCTTCTCACCGTGAAAGAAGCCGTCGATGCCAATTTCGCGTCGATGTACCGCATCTATGAAAATATCCGCAATGGGCGCCTGAAGTGCATCAAGAATGAAGTGGGCGCCTTCGTCATCGCCGAGAGCGACCTCAAAAGCTTCTTTAGCAAGAAGCTGACCTTGAAGCTTAAACCCTTGCCCGACCCCATAGTGAATGAACTGGCGCCCGTAGTGGTTGAACCCAAGCCCTTATTGAATGATGGAGTGAATGAAATGAATTTCGACCCGAAGATACCGCAGGAAATGACAAAGGAAGATCGTCGCATCATCTTCGCCGAAATTGACATGCACTACCTCGACGAGACCAGAGGCTATGAGGCGCAGTATGACGACAAGCGTGTCGCCGAAGGTTTGAAGGTTCCAGAGGCTTGGGTCCGCACCATTCGCGAAGACAACTTCGGGCCTGAGCGCGGCGAGGCCATCAATGACGAAATCGCAAAGATGGCGGCGGCCAAGGAGGATCTTGAGAAATCCATCACTGCCATGCGCGACCTTTGGGAGGAGATCAACAAGAGCCTCGACGCCTTCGTCGTCAGACACAACGACCTTTCGAACGAGGCGAAGAAGTCTCGCGAAGCAGCCACGGCCATGATGGTCAAGATCGACTTCATCACCCGTAAATAGGAGAATTGAAATGGACCACAAGGAAATCCTCGGCGAGGCTATCGCCATCCTTCGCGACCGCGACCAGCAATATGGGAACATTCACGACATCACGGGCAGGGCGTGTCAGATCTTCGAACTGATCACGGGCATGACTATGACATCCTATCAGGCCAACATGTTCCTGCACTGCGTGAAGCTGGCCCGCATGAAGCCGCAGCCGGGCAAGGTGGATAATTACGCCGATGGCATCAACTATCTTGCCTTCGCGGGCGAGTTCGCAGTTGCGGCAGATCAGGCTAATGCCGCCCTCAACGCCGAGATGCGTGACCTCGTCAACAAGCTCAACACACAGGAGGGATAGAAGATGTTCGCAGGAAAACGTGAATTAACTTTCGATGAGAAGCTCAGGGCGGCCTACGCCTGCCTGATCAATGGCGTCCACCAGCACCACATTGCCGCCCTCTACGGCGTCAATCAGGGCCGCATCAGCGAGGCCGTGATGGCGGTCGAGAAGGCATGCGGTTTCCCTTCCAAAAAGGAGGCCCCGGCGTCGAAGGATGTCGTAGACGAGTGCGCGGTGCCCTACACCTCGTTCCTTGAAAAGACGGGCCGTCGGTTTCCCCCTAAGTAGCCCCGAAATGGTACAGTGTCCGCGTGTCCGCGTTAATGGATTAGTGACGTCTTTACTCCAGAGTGAAGACGTCACCAACATTGATATGGAGATCGACATGCAAACCATACAGAACAAGCTTCGCCGGTTCGAGACCTTGGTAGATCCTCAGTACCGCACCAAGCGCGAGTTCCTGATCAACCCGGATGGGATCGAGGCGGCGAACTATATCGACAACTTTCACAAGCACATGGGGTACATCATCGCCATTGCTTTTGAACATATCGAAGATGAGGCCATCCATGAGCGCATCACGCGCCACGGTTATGCCGCCATTAAAGGAGTGAAGTGATGAACATCGAAATGAAGATGATCGGCGCCGTGGCGTTCCTGATCGGCATCAACATCGTCATCGCATGGGGAGGTTAGCATGCTGGATGTCTTAGCATTCTTCGTGTTTTCTTGGGTGGTCTTCATGCTGATCGGAGTGATCGTTGTTATGACCCACATGATGGCCTCGGCGCTGATTGATATTTTCAGGGGGGACTGATGGCTGACCTTCAAGAGAAGTCCATCGAGCTGTGGCGCGAGCATGCGTGGGATCTGCATTGGAAGCTTCGCAAGGTGGAAGACGCACTGCGAGAGATCGCCAAGGTCAACAATCGCCGCGACCGTTTCAGCTCTGAAATTGATGCTATTATTCTCAACGCACTGGGAGATGAAAATGAAAACACTTGAAGAACTTCACGCACACTACAAGGCCGTCCGCGCCAGATTAGATGCCCCCATTAAGAAGGAACCCGCAGTTCGCCTCATCTACCCAGAGCCTGAAAAATACCCAGACCCTCTGTATTCCCCCGTTGCCCCGATCATCCCAGATGTCGTCATCGAGATCGCGCCGGTAGAGCCCGCCGACAACCCTCCCGTGACCACTGAGACCCCTGCGAGGAAGATCTTGTCAGAGGTGGCCGACAAGCACGGGATGCCGCCCACGGTCTTCCGTAGCAAGAGCAGGGATGCGGCATATGTGCTGTGCCGTCAGGAGGCCGCATATCGCCTCAAGTATGAACTGGGTTTCTCTCTCTCGCAGATCGGGCGCCTGATGGGCCACAGGGACCACACGACTGTCCTGCATGCGATCCGTCGCTACGAAAAAAATCTCGCCCTTGGCTTTGGGCCTTGGGCGAGCAAGTCATGCGTTACGAACGCCTGCGTCACCAAGGACGGAACCACAGGCGCGACATGATCATGGACGATCTCACCTCATCATGCAATGACGCACTTCCCCATCAGGGGGAGGGTCAACAGATATTAGGTGTGACGATAATGGAGCTTCGTCTTTACTCCTGTCGCTTCATCATTCGATATGATGATGAGGCAATCTATTGCGGAGAAGTGGGCAGGCCATATTGCCCTGCCCACCGCAAGCTCTGCCACCTTCCAAGGAAAAAAGAAAATTGATTACCTAAATTCTGCCCACTGTGCGGCGTAACAGTTTGTGCCGCTTATGCTAAAAGTGGCCCCAGCCGGGATCGGGAACGTAATGGTTTCCCCATATTTATATTGAAGGTTGCCGCCTCCTGTCGAAATTCCTGTCCCATTAACATAAACAGTAAACCCGCCGTTGTACCCGCTATAG